TGGCTAAGGCTGCCTCGCGCCTGTTCGAGGTGATGCAGGACGCGGTCACGCGACCGCCGCAGTTCGGCGTGGCGGCCTCCAATACGCTGACGGGCCTGATCCCGACGCTGTACAACGCGCTGGACGTCGTCTCCCGAGAACTGGTCGGCTTCATCCCCGCCGTTACCGGCGACATGACGTTCGAGCGGGCAGCGGTCGGCCAGACGGTGATGTCGCCTGTCGTGGGCACTGCGCAGGCTACCGACATCACCCCGGCCGTGACGCCGCCGAACGATGGTGACGCGACGGTCGGCAACATCCCGATGCAGATCACCAAGGCGCGCCGCGTGCCGATCCGCTGGAACGGCGAGGAAAAGCTCGGCCTGGACAACAACGGCGCCAGCTACAACATCATCCTCTCGAACCAGATCCAGCAGGGGATGCGCGCGCTGGTCAACGAGGTCGAGAGCGACATTGCGAGCCTGAATGTCTTCGCCTCGCGCGCCTACGGCACGCCGGGTACGGCGCCGTTCGGTACCGCCAACGACCTGACCGACTCGGCCGGCGCGCTCCGCATTCTGGAAGAAAACGGCGCCCAAGGCCTCGACTTCCAGCTCGTGCTGGGCACCGCAGCCATGTTCAACCTGCGCGGCAAGCAATCGGTGCTGTTCAAGGTCAACGAAGCTGGCCGCTCGGACATGCTGCGAGACGGCATCACCGACCGCCTGCAAGGCCTGGCGCTGCGCCAATCGGCTCAGGTCAAGCGCCCTGCGGCCGGTACCGGCGCTGCCGCGACGACCAATGCCGCAGGTTACGCAGTTGGCGCGACGGTTATCACGCTCGCGTCGGCCGGCACCGGCGGAATCAATGCCGGTGATGTGATCTCGTTCGCGGGCGACAGCAACAAGTACGTTGTGGCTTCTGGTGACACTGACGTCTCCAACGGCGGAACGATCACTCTGCAGGCTCCCGGCCTGCAGCAAGCTATCCCGGCTTCGGCAACCGCGATCACCGTGGCGGCCGCCGGCTTCCGCAACATGTTCTTCGCCCGCTCGGCCATCGTGCTGGCGACGCGCGCTCCGGCACTGCCGGCGCAAGGCGATTCGGCGGTGGATCGCATGATCATCACCGATCCGCTGACCGGCCTGTCGTTCGAGATCGCCATGTACGCCCAATACCGCCAGATGCAGTACGAGATCTCGCTGGCTTGGGGCTGCGCAGCCGTGAAGCGCGAGCATATCGGCCTGCTGCTGGGCTAATTGCCCGGCGTTCAGGTGCTTCGGGGCTTCGGCCCCGGAGTGCCGCATACCCGTACTGGAGAACACGACCGTGAAGACCATCAAAGTGATGCCGTGGGGCGATGACCAAGGCGATTTCGTCCTGATCAACGAAGACGACTTCGACGCCAGCGTCCACAAGGCCTACGACGAAGGCGCCAAGAAGGCCCCCTCGCAGCCGAAGGCGCCCAGCGTAGACGAACTGAGGGCCGCGCTGACCGCCAAGGGCATCGAGATCCCTGAAGGCGCCAAGAAGGCCGACCTGCAGGCGCTGCTGGACAAGGCAAACGCCGAGGCCGAGAGCAACGCCGACAACCAGGGCTAATCCATGCTGACGGATGCGCAGATGGTGGACGCGCGGCGCTACGCGGGCTATTCGCTTGTCGGCGACACGCTCGTTGACGACCGGAGTGATCTCGCATGGGGCGTCGTCGGTCCAATCCAGTGGCAAACGCTGGATCACCGTCTGCGCAACCTGAGCGCTGCCGAAGAGCTGGTGATGGCCAACTTCCTGACCACGTTGAACAGTCTGGAGAAGGCGATCACCGATTCTGGCGAGAACCTGGACACTGCCCAGGCCGCGGTGTGGACGCACAACCCCAACGAAGTGCGCGACCGGACGAAGCTCTACAACCAGCAGCGCCGAAGCATGTGCGGATTCCTCGGGATTCCGCCTGGACCGGCTCTGGGAGACGGCATCGTACGAATCGGAAGGGCTTGAAATGGACGCGGCCAAGCTGCAGGACAAGATCTACGCCGGATATGCCAAGGCCGCGAAGCGCATCGGTTACGTCTATGACGTGTACCGCCCGGCGGGCGCCGCAGATCCGCTGACAGTGAAGGTCGCGAGCCTCAATGCGTCGTTCTCCGCTCAGGAATGGACGTACACCCGGCCAAATCTGCCCGAAAAGCCGTACTGGTATTGCCTGATCGACGGGCGACAGACTCAGGTCGGCGACTACCTGGTCCGCGGCGAGAACGTCTATTTCATCGGCGGCATGCAGGAGAACCTGCCCATCCTCGCCGTCGGCTGCAATCGTCGAATCTGGGTCACCCGGCCCGCGTCGGATGACAACGCCGTGGGTGCCGTCGGCTATTCCGGCGTCTGCGCGACTGACGACGACGTTGTGCTGGGGTCGCCCGGCGGTGCCGGCGGCTGGCCGTGCGCCGAACTGTTCGGCGGCAAGACACGGACGCACGCCGAATTGCCCGCCTCGGGCGATGAACACGGTTTCCGCATCTGGCTGCCGGTGAGCGTCCCAATCGTGATCGCCTCGGGCGACATTGTGATTGACGACCTCGGCCGCCGGTTCAGTGTCGGGGGCGCTGAGCGGTCTGAACAGATGTGGCGGCTCGATCTGACTGAGGTGCACGTGTAATGGCCGGTCTCGCTGAAGTATCGAACGCGCTTGTAGCCCTGATCGCCCAACTGGTGTACCCGAACGGGACCGGTCAGCCGTCTATCGTTGGAAAGCCCGTCAAGGTCTACGGCGGATGGCCGGCTCCCGATGCCCTGACGAAGGACCTCGCCGCCGGAAAGGTCCATATCTCGGTTTTCCCGCCCAATGGGCTTGAGAAGATCGTCGATACGGCCGTTACGGACTGGCGGACTGTGGTTGAGCCGTCCATTACGTTGACGTTGACGCTCGCTGGCCAGGCCGTGACGGTCGACGGCACGGTCAGCCAGCCGCAGAACGCTGCGCTGGTCGTCGATGGCAAGGGATACGCCTATGGCGTCCAGTCCAACGACACGCTGATCTCGATTGCGACCGCGTTGGCGGTGCTCGTGTCGGCCGATCAGCCGGCTACATCGTCGGGGCCGGTGGTCACGATCCCCGGCGCGAAGGCGATTTCGCCCCGCCTGGGTGGCGCGGGCACCAGCATCCGAGAATTGCGCCGACAGGAGCGGGCGTTCCGCATCACGGTGTGGGCGAACTGCTTCGACTCCCGCGATCCGATTGCCGACCTGCTCGATTCTGCGCTTTCTGGCACGTTCCACCTGACGCTCCCGGACGGGATGATCGCCACGCTCCGCTACAAAAGCAGTAGCCAGGACGACAGCGGCCAGAAAGAGAGCATCTACCGGCGGGACCTGGTCTACGCCGTCGAGTACTCGACGACGCAAGTCCGTACCGACACGCAGATCACGGTCACCAAGACAAACGTCAGCGCAGGCCCGACTCTCGCCGATCAATTCCCGATCGCGAGCATTGTGGAGTGAAACCTATGAAGCTCATCGTGAAGACGCCCTTCGGCGCTCACCAGGTCGGAGACGAGATCACCGACGAGAAGGAAGTCGCGGCCGTTCTGGCGAGCGATCAGGCGTCTTTTGTGACGCAGGTCGAGTCGGACCCGCCGCCGACGAAGAAGTAAGCAAACCACAGCCGCCCTAGAGGCGGCTTCGTTCATTTTGGGCTGCCTCCGGGCGGCCTTTTTCGTTCCCGGAGGCACAAATGCCGATTTCGCAGCAGGGCCAGATCAACACCACGGCTCTCATCGTCCCGGACCTGTACGTCCAGATCGTTCCGCCGCAGGTCGCCCTTCTGAACGGCGTGCCGACCAACATCCTGGGTATCGTCGGTACCGCCCAGTGGGGCCCTACCAACTCGCCGGCGATCATCGGTGACATGGCTGCGTACGCGCGCACCTTCGGTGCCGTGCAGAACCGCAAGTACGACATGGGCACGGCGGTAGCCATCGCAGTACAGCAAGGCGCAAACAACTTCCGATGCGTCCGGGTGACGGACGGCACCGATGTCGCGGCCACGGCGACCGTCCAGACGAACTGCCTGACGCTGACCGCGAAGTACACCGGAACGCTGGGCAATACGGTGTCGCTGACGCTGGCAAACGGCTCGGCGGCTGGCACCTGGAAGGCGACCATCGCGGCACCGACTCTGCCTCCCGAAGTGTTCGACAACATCGGTGCAGGCCTGTCCGGCAATGCGCTTTGGCTGGCGATTGCCGCGGCGATCAACAATGGCAACAGCGTTCAACGTGGCCCGTCGCAGATCATGACGGCTGCCGCAGGGGCGGGGGTCACCGCTCCGGCGGCGGCAACGACGACGCTCACCGGCGGTACGGACGGTGCGACGACCATTACGGGCACCGTACTGCTCGGCCAGGACACCGTGCCGCGCAAGGGGATGTACGCCTTGCGCAGCACTGGCGCTTCGGTGGCAATGCTCGCGGACTGCGATGACTCCACGAGCTGGGCAACGCAGGTCGCCTTTGGTCTGTCCGAAGGCATCTACATGATCGGTACCGGCCCCGCCGGCGACACGATTGCCAATGCCGTCACGGTCAAGAGCACCGCCGGCATCGACAGCTACGCCTTCAAGCTCCTGTTCGGCGACTGGGTCTACTGGCT